CAATCGTAGATATTGTGATTTTTATCATTTTAGGTTTGGGATAACCTAAATATCTTTTGGTAATTTTATTGAACCTAATATCTATTCTTTAGGGAGAAATTATATCTAGCATTTATTTTAAAATCATTGATTTTAATACATTTTATTATATTTTTTATTTTAATTGTTATAGAACTTTTCGAACATATAGAATTATTAGAAAACAATAACTTAAGAAAGGGTTTTGCAACCCAATCTTATGTCACTTCGGCAAATGGTAATTTAATACCTACGTCCACATCATTCCAAATAATTTCATGTCCAGCTTCATAATGTTCAGTCATTTTCTTACTCGTATGTCCAGCTAATGCCTGAGCAGATTTACCCGCTTTTTTATGTAAGAAAATAGCAAGTGCTCTAATTTCATGGAAGGTCGGTAATTGTCTTCCTGTTAAATTTGGATATGCATTCGACTTCTTAACTGCTTTTAAAAAGCTAGATGATAAATACTGATTATCAACTTGGGTCCAATGTTCTTTTTCATATTTTCTCTTTTTACCTTCTTTCACAGGAACCCGGTGAATAATGAAGGGACTATCAATTTTATCCTTACAGCGATTTAAAACTTGCTGCAGTTCATTATCAATTTTAATCCTCACATAACCGGCACCTTCAGAAATCTCAAACTCATCTTCAGGGTTATCAGTAGTTTTCTCCTGAGCAACATGCAAGTAGCCATCTTGAATATCGGTCCACTTCATTTTCAGGATATCGACTCGTCTCTGTGTGGTTAACAAGGCCAAATCAATCGCATTTTGCAGCCATGTAGGAGAGTGCTTACGAACAAGCTCTAAACCCTCCAATGTATGTCTTCTACGTTGCCGTTTTATATGCTTAGGCATCGTCGCTTCAATAGGATTATCTGGACATAATCCTTTGCTGACAGCGACATTAAACAAGTCAATTAAAACTCCACGACAACCGTTGCTGGATGATGCTGTCATATCATCTAGAAGTTGATTGGCCATAAAAAGAGTGATCTGGTCTATTCGTAAATCACTCCATTTAAGTTTGCATCTTTCCAGATAAGATCTATAACTTTCAATTGTTGTGCTGGCTACGGGTTTACCATCTTTACGTCGTTTATTCGCTAGGTAGTCATCTGCAAATTCACCAAAAAATACTCCACCCATGACTTTACCAATTAGGTCATCTGACGGAATGAGTAACTCATTTAGTTTTCGAGCTGCTGTAATCGCTTTTGATTTATCAGAACCCATTGAATGATACTTACCCGTTACAGGATGGCGGTAGCGCCACGCACTACCTTGGCCACGGTAAAGATTAGCGGGTAAGTCTTTGTTCTTTGTATTACGAGGCCTTGCCATTTCAACCTCTTAACACACGGTCAACAAGCTCATTACCGGTACGTTTTCGGTAAATTTCCCAGTCTATGTACCAAATCCGGCCAATTTGTTCGGCCGGTAACTCACCACGTCGGCAACTACGGGTAATGGTTTGCGGGGCTGGAGGTGTTGCATCTTTGCCGCCATAAACCCGTTTAATAAACTCAGATACTTTGATTAGACAAGCCATAGGTCTTCCTTACTTTCTCCAAGTTGCTTCTTTAAATTTCGCCTCATCAACTAAGTTATCGATTTGAGACGGGTTCACATTGTCGTAGTAATGGTTCATTAGGTTGCCGAACACAATGAGGGTTCGAGCAGTAGATGAATAGCGGAAGCTCATATGAATTCCTCCATGGCTTCAAAAGCCTGTTTACGGGCAGAAGCCTGATTCTTGAGTAAAGAGATATGAGCATCCTTTATCAGCTCATTGCTCTGCATAACACGTTGTTTAGCGTGGAGGGCAGAGGTCGCTTCAATGCGACCTCTAAGAGTGCCGTTGCTGTGTAATTTAGCAACATACCTAAAGATATAGGTACTTAAGCGCTCCAACCCTCCATGTCCTTTTTTGCTGTGCAGGCATTAAGTATGTTCTGCTCGTATTTGGTCCCTTTGAAATAATTGGCAGAGTAGTCCAAATCATTAGGCGACTGAGCAGCTTCAATCTGTTTAAGCGCTATTTGATATTCGCTTTCTAAAGTCTTTTCTTGCTGTTCAATCAGTCGCTGCGCATTTGCTTGCTGAGCTTGTTGTGTCTGCTGAATGATTTTTTTAATACCTTCACATGTCTCTTCAAACACTTGTTGTTTCACATCATGCAAGCTATTAAGGCTCCGCTTTTGACAGAACTTCTCAATATCAATACCAGCCTGCAGCATCAAATGCTCAAGCTCTATAAACTGGTTTCCAGTGATACATGCGTTAGCAGATCCGGAAAGTAGCCATTGTTTTAGTAAAACACCATCATGTTCACTTAGCTGGCGTGGTTCTAAAAATAGACGTGAACGGTCTTTAGTTGCTACAGCAATGTTGTCATGAGTGAGATCAAGAACAGTCGTAAATTCATATTCGATACCATCACGCTGTTCAGCCTTCATACCAACTTTTTCAACTTTCTTTTTGCCGTTGTCGTTGGTTTGAACTGTTTCCATTTTTGAGCGCATAGTCACAATGATATTGATACTAGATCGAAGCATTGCGTCAATAAATTTGCGATGACGCGGAGTAACCTGACTCCACGCGCCCCAAGAGTTGCCTTTAAAGGATGTCGACGCTAATTGATCTACGATTTCCAAACAACCACCTACACCAGACCATTCATGTGTAATGCTGTCTAAAATTAGAGTATCGAAGTTTGCATTTTCAGCAGCCTTAATGACCTCAATAAACTTTTCAGGTGTGTATGGCGGTTGAATATTTGCATGTTCAAACTCAACCAAATCTTCATATAGTTCAGCGCTACTATTTTCAGTATCTGCAACAGCAATACGGCCACCAATACCTTTAGCTAAAACTAATGCTGTGAAAGTTTTACCTGAACCAGTCGGGCCTGCTATAGCTAAGCGTAATTTCGCGTTTTTACGTTCTGCTTTTTTAAAGAAAACTGACATGTTCAAAATCTCCTATCGACTGCCCGTAAAGCCGCGCTTGTTCTTATAAGCTTTGCGGTCATATGAAGGGATGTTGCTAAGTTGCAGGGCAACTGCTAATGCTTTTTTGCGCTGAAAGCTAATCTCATTCATTAAGGATGCGTAAACCTTAGGGCGCTTTGCCTTAAACTCTTCAACATTTAAAGGAGTCTTCACTTCGCCTTTTACTGTGTACAGCACACTGCCGTTTGCATTAGCTGCATATACAGTCCAGCCGATACGGACAGAGTAGAGGCCAGTTAAGCGGTCATGGCCGATATAGGCTTTAATGCCGTCTGGATGTGGTTTGAATTGAGCATTCATGATTAGCCTCCCATCATCCAAGATGCAGCGGCTACAGCAATCACCCAAAGAATGAATGAAAGGGTAATAAACTTAATAAAGTCGATGATGTTCGCTTTAATGGTGGCGAAACGAGAAGGGCGCTGTTCTTCAACAGTGGGGTGTTGATATAAGCGTGCAGTCGTTTGACTAGGGATAGTGTTTTGTTTCATACTTACCTCGCGTTTATGCAAAAGCACCCCGACCTTCGAACTTCTGGGTGCTTTTTTATTGTCTACGAGGCAAATATTAGGCATACCTAATTATTTAGTCAATAGGAATGCCTAATATTTTTTCACTTTATCTTATAAGCTTGTTATAAGAACTTCTAAAAATTTATTAGAATTTAAACTTTCAATTTGAAATGAAGCATCTTTAGATAGTATAAATTTACCTCTATAAAAGTCATTATTATTTAATAAGACTTTAGAAACTTTATAATTTTTAATATTTAAGAATTCTTTATAAGTGGTCCGTAAATCTAACGTACTTTTAAAAATCATAGAACCATTAGTTTTACTATCAAAAATTATATCCTTAATTTCGATTGATAAAATCTGAAACCTTTCATTAGAATTTTTTTCAATATTTTCTAACCATTCTAAAGGATTGAGATTAATATCAGATAATCCTATACTATAATCGAGAATTTCAGATAAGGTATTTTTAAAAAACTTTAAGCTTCTGGTTGGATTGATTAATAATAAATAAAAGCTATTTCTATTTTCTATAATTTGAAAATTAAATGAATCAATATGTAAATATTCAATAACTTGTTCCTTACCATTTTTATCTAGTAAGGAAGTTTCAAGTATTTTTTTCTCAGAAAATTTAAAAGAAATACTCTCAGGAGAGTATTTCAAAAGCTCAAAAACATAAGTATTTTCATCTTGAGTTGTATTTTCTAAGATCATTTCCTTAAGCTGAGATAAACTTAATTTGGTATTGAGGGTATATATTTTATACTTATCCATCAGAGTCACCACTTTTTAGTTTTTCTATAACTGCAACAAATTTCTTAAATGCAATCTCCTGAAATTTAAATTCTATAGCTTTTTTCTGTGTACTTTTCCATTTTGTTTTATTTTTCTTATATTCATCTGTGGCAGGGTTAATTTCATAATAACCTCTACTTTCATAAATAAAGGTATTTCTAGAGTCTGGATCCGAAAAACCCGCACTATATTCAATTTTTCTCTTTTCACCTTTCTTTTCTGAAACAAGCCATGTGATATTACTAATAAAATAACCTTTATCTGAAAAGCTATTAAATACTTGACTTGTTAGCAAAGATGAACCAGAAATTAAGGCTGACTTGATATCTTCTTTATTTGGAATCCCATCATTGTTAGAAAATGGATTTTCTTCATCATTTTCTTCATCGTAAACGTCTACATCTTCAAGATCTATCTCTTCTTCCTTTTTTGAGTTAAACCTATTAAGCTTTAATTTAATCACATCTGAAACTTTAAAGTCAGTTGGATTAATTTTTATTAAATCTTTAAAATAATTGTTAATAATATCACTGTTAACGATTGAGGAAAAATCGATATTAAAGTTTTCAATTTCTTGTTTGTTATTTTTACTTAACTCTTCAAAAAAAACTTCACGGACATAATCAGTGCCTTCTCCGACTGTGCTAACCATACTTACCTGTCCTTTTTCAACTTTTAAAGATATTTTTTCATCTTTACTAGTCTTTTGAATAAGTCGAGCATTACTCCTTTCTAATTTATCTGTTTTATACTGGATTTCATAATTCCCATTCTTTAACTTATCTACTATAAAATCTTTATGTTCTAAGGTTTGCTTTAATTTCTCTAAAGTCTCATCCAATACTTTTGTTTCTTTAATACTAAAATTAGAAGCTGTTACCTTTTGATTCTCATCTGTAGAAGCCGCTAAACTTAAAATATCCTCGATCAAAAACCAATCAATTGTTAAAGAGGCGATAAATTGATGTAATTCAATTCTAGAAGCTTCTAAAGAGCAAAAGATTCCTCTCTCTTGTAAAAAAAGAATAATTTTTTCTTTTGAAATTCTATGCTTTTGGCTTTCAAGTAAATCTACGATATCCCTATCTGATACAACTAGCCCGTCAAATTGTAATGATTTCATCTTGCAGTCATCCCAATAATATTTTCATTAAAACTTTTACTTTTATCAATATGATCTAGAGGCCTTAAATTTATAGCTTTTAGACAATTAGTCATTGTTTCCTGATTTTTTGTATATCTTTCAATATATTCATGTCTACTTTTATCGAATAAGTTTGATGCATTTGAATCAACTTTTTCACTGAAGAAAATCTCAATATTGTCTTCCTCATGTTCTAGAAACTGATTATGACGGAAATAATCAAGTAAATATTGAAATTCTTCAGTAGTTTCACCTCTACCGCGATAGAATACCTTAAGTTTTAATGCTCGACTTTTTTGTGAAGACTTGATGATAATAATATTAGATTTTAACAGTTCAATTGTCGCGCTTTCTTCATATCCATCAACACCTTGATATGTCTTTTGAGGGTAGAAGAAAACATAATCTTTTTGTATTTCATTTCTAGATAGAAGTTGACTTATACCATTACTTACGTCAATTAACCATCCTATATCAATAGGATCTAGGACAAAAATTTTCTTATCTGCGGGTAATTGAATATTACTTTGCTTAACAGCTGCAAGTCTACTTATTAAAGATACGTCCGCATCACTATTATGATTATAAACAAATAATAAACCGTGAATAATATAATTCGAATTATCTTTTAAATATTTATCTTTCCAAGATTGGCTTATTTCTGCACAATCAATTTGCTGTGCTAAACTTTTTAAAGCGGGAGAGAAGTCTTTACCTTGAATAGTTGCTTTCCCATAACTTTTCAAATCCGTATGCATATATATAATATTGTTAGAATAAGGATCTTTGTACCAAAAAACGACATCAGCTGGGTGAGTTTTTACTTTCTCTTTTTTATGTTCCGTGATTTTTTCACAGTTCCAGTTTAAATTTTTGCCGCCAATCGAATTCCAGCGGAAAAAATAAAAAATATCATTTGAAATGATCTCAGCCATTTTGGCTATAGCTTCTGTTTCAGACATAAAATACCCTTAAAAATTAGATATAAAGAAGTTTTAAATTAATAATTAAAATCACGCATATGTCTAACTACGACCCCAATAATACGGATTTCATGTTTTGTAGACGATAAAATTGGAAAATCTTTATTCAATGGTATTAATTCAAAAATATCTCTCCCATATTCATCATGTGATAAAACTCGATATTTTTTAAAAGTTGCTTCATATGAACCGTTTTGAGCGATAACAAAGCATCCTGGCTTAGGAGTTAATGAAGCATCAACAATAAGCATGTCTCCCTCTTTAAAATCAGGCTCCATACTATTGCCTTGAACAATAACACTAAAGACAGCCTCCGGTGTCGAACCTAGATAATCGGTATATGTATAACTATGAGGTGTTGTACCGTCATAAACTACTTCATGCCAAAAGCCAGCTTGCACATAATCAAGAACAGGAATTTTATGTAAATTTAAATCTCTAAATAGGACGTTAGAAAGTTCTTCGTCCTTATTTTTTTTATCATTATTAGTTGGTGAGCCATTTCCAGAAGCAAGCCAATTAGGATTTACTCCGAGAAATTTAGAAGCTTTTAACAGGTTTTCTCCTTCCATTGTTTTTGACTTACCGCTAAGCCAATCACTTACAGAAGGTGGCTTCACACCCACAGCGCGGGCAAGATCCACTCCCTTAACTTTTTTATTTGGCAATACTTCCATTGCATATTTAAGACGTTCAGCTAATGTTTTCATGATCTTATCCAATACGTTAGGTAATCCTAACATGAATTAAATTAGGTATTCCTATTGATTTAATATAAGGAATACCTAATAATTGATAGAAAATTAGGAGCACGTTATGAATGACGCACAACTCATTGACCTTTTAGGTGGTGTCACAGCGGTAGCAAGACTTCTAGGTATTGCTCCGTCATCTGTAAGTGGATGGAAGACAATACCAGTAGATAGAAAAATCAGACTTGCAGTAATTGCAGAAGATCTTGGTTTAACCACTAGAAAAGAACTTTTTCCAGAGAATTATCAAGATATCTGGATAGAGCTACGTCCCAAAAAGGGAATAAATACAAAATTCAGAATATTAACCGCTTAGGAACTACCATGAGCAAATTATCAGTTGATATATCTGCAAGTGCCAGAAATGACGTCTCTCGTATATTGCATGGCCTTGATATAAGCAATCAAAAAGAGATTGCTGAACAATTAAAAGTTGATCCAAGCACAATTACTCGGCTTAAAACAGATAAGAAAAACAATGGCTTGAATGAAATTGAAATGTTTTGCGAGCTATTGAGTTTGCTTGGATTAAAAGTTGTTCCTAAAGATTATCAGAGCATTGATAAGGAACGTGTTGCTGCACTTTTAGTCATGTCTAAAAGTTGGATGAACCGTATTGAAACTGTAGATGACTTATTCCATGACGAAATCAGCGGAAAGAAAGAAAAGCTTGGATATTAAAAAAGCCTGATCTCGAACATCAGGCTTCTAGGCATTCAATTGAGGTGAATCAAATGAACACAAATAATTTATCAGAACAACCAATCGAACTCAACACGCAGGAATTTGTAGTGGGTGACTTAGTGGTTATTCAAAACCATATTATAGGACCACTTGGTAGCGATAGTATTTTCTGCATCATTGAAATAAAAAGTGATTTTCTTGGTGAACATGTCTCTATGACTGATACCGATGGAAAGGTTTGGACATCAGGTGTGAGGTATATACGTCATGCCACTGTTGCAGAAAACCAATTAAAACGCCGATTAACTGCAGAAGAATTAGCGCGGGCGGAGGTGTCATGAATCAACAATTTAAACACCTTCCTGAACATAAGCAGAGAGAAGGTATCCAGTCATGGTATGAACCTGCTCTTAATCTTTTAAACAAAATGCTTGAACGAAACAAGGTTAATCTCCGTAAGCGTGGATACAACGAAAACAATGCAGCCATAACACGCGAAGAGTTTAGGCAAGAACTTGCTCGTTGTGGCCGCATTACTTTGTATTTGGCTGGGGAAATTGAAACGAGCTTGTATAAGGCTCAAAAGATTGAATACATGGGCGGATATGTAAAGCCTAAGGTTGGTGAGTAATGAGTCTAGATGCCACCAAATGGGCTTGGGAAGTCCAGTTCAGTGATCGTAAGGGCGGTAGTCTAAAGCCGCTTAAACGACTCGTCCTATTGTCACTAGCCGATCGTGCTGGTGAAGAACATACATGCTATCCGAGCGTTAAACGCCTAGAAGATGACACCAATCTTGACCGTAAAACAGTAATGAAGATTATCGCCGAATTAATTGAAGATGGTCTTATCGCCGATACGGGTGAACGTACGGGTAAAACCAAACAGGTGAAAATCTATAAATTAATTGGCGTGTTGGGACGTGAAAATAAAAGAGTCCCAACAACGGGATACTTACCGCAGAAAAGTACCGATTTAAAGGGTACCAATGTTGGAACAGTACCAACAACGGAACAGTACCATTGTTCCGAGGAAAGAGTACCAACAATCCCATTAAACAGTACCAACGTTGGGACACGGAATCTACCAAAGAATCTATCAGAAGAATCTAAAAATAAAAAAACATGGTTGAGTTTGAAAAAACTTGGTGAAGAAATTCTTTTGGCAACTGATCAGGAAACTTACGAGCAGATCAAAAACGCGACTTGGTTCGATCGAGAGTTACGAGCATTTGAACTCTACAATGTTGAGAAGAATCTTTGTGATGAACTCATGAATTACCACTTTGTGGACTGGTTGCTAAATGCGTTAGCGAAATACCAAGCACGCGAACAGGCACCTTTCCGAAATTCAGGGTCGCAGGTACGATGCTCGCCGGGCGCACCACACCAGTTGAGCGACAAACAGGTTCATACCTTCGCACAGAAACTTTCACAACATCCTGAGTTCGCAAGCCAGTTTGCTGCTGCAGGGGAAAGCTACGATCAACTCGCAGCACGTATCGCCGTAAAACTTAGCGATCCAGCTCAAGCCAAACAATGGGAACCATATCTCAAGCAAGTTGGGTTCAAAGGCACATTGCAGGGGGCAGCATGACAGACCTCTACGATGTCAACGTAGCGCTCTTCGGTAGTGAGATCTACGCTTTTGAAAGGGATTTGTATGTCTAGCATGAGTTTAGCTGAATACCGTGAATTATTTCCAGTGAAGACAAAGAAACGCCGCTCAGCAAAGCAAGGTATCAGACAGCTAAGTGAAGGCGAGACAGTACTGGCCACACACCTAAGAGCATGCAAGATCAGTTTTGAGCAGGAATATAAATTCCATCCAAAACGCAAATGGAGAGCTGATTTTCTGATTACCGGTACAAAGATTTTGATTGAGGTGGAAGGTGGTATCTGGAGCGGTGGACGTCATACAAGAGGCAAAGGTTACATCGGGGATATGGAGAAATACAACTCGGCAGCAATGATGGGTTTTACAGTTTTACGGTTCAGTACAGAGCAAGTGAAGTCAGGTTTAGCAGTTCAGCAGATAGAGAGAATGGTGAGTGAAAGATGAGTGTAGCTTTAAAAACACAACAAATGGATTGGTCTAAATACACTATTGATGGATGGTTGGAGCAGTTTGGCGCGTGGTGCGAAACGGTTCGTATGAAGGGTGGGGATTTACCTGATGGACTTCATATCAATCAAATTTACTGGTTAATGCGTGAAGCAAACAGAGAGCTTCCAAAAGGTAAATCTTACATTCGATGTGAGATTAATGATTTTGAGGCAGACCAAATACAATCAATACTCAAGAATGTATTTAAATCTGACAAATGTGATTATATAACTAAGTTTGCTGTGATGTGCCTTGTTAAGCATAAGGTAGAGAATAGATCTTTAAGCGCAGTTGCGGCTATTACCAATCAATCTAAAGGCCAAGTGAATATCATGGTTAGTTGTGCTAGATTCTACCTTCTTGGTAAATATAACTTTCTAACAATGGTGTAAAAATGAGTGAAATATGGAGCTTTGATTATAAAGATGGTTGGCAAAGAGAAAATGATTTTATAGATCGGATTGTTGCTTTACATCAGGAAGATGACATTAGCAAAGTACTGAAAATTCTTGAATATAATTCAACATCAGGTATTTATGCTATGAATGACAATATTTTAGGAGATCCTATAAAAATTTATGTTAACAGTCGTGATTCAAAAAATACTACATTACCAAAATATTTAATTGAGTTTAGTCCAATAGGCGATGAAGTTGAATATTTAGGAGCTCGTAATCTACCAAGTTTAATTGAACTATTAAATAAATTAACACCTTTAGTAACAGCTACTACCGTATGCGATTATATTAATGACAAGTATGCGAAATAAAGCCTTGATCGTTTAAACGCGATATGGCATAGTTCTGCTATAGTGGATGAAGTTGTAGTAATTCACTAAATATCACATAAGTGATTTTTTAAAAGCTCATCTCTCGATGGGCTTTTTGCGCTTTATTGGTATACAATCTTTTTTATGAGGGTATTACTGATGAATATAAAAGCCGTATCTATTGCTGGTGTTGAAATGTACGTTCCGGTGCTGAATCCAACTGAACCAGAAAAAAAGAAATGGATTTTACAAACAAGTTCTGGAAAAAAATTGCTATGAACCAAGATGGTAAATCATTTCATAGTCCAGAACATGGACAAGATTTCAAGTTATTAGATTGAAGAAAGATATTTAGTGTTATAGTCCAGTCTAATTAAAAACTGGTAATTAAAATGAATATCTGTGTAGGCGGTGAATTAGATGGGCAAGTGATTGAAAAAGAAGGCAGATTACTAAAAGCTTCTGATATTGATCCATCATTCAAAACAGACTACTACAAACAGATTTACAACCGTAATAACCTCATTTACCAATTTTGGTTACCAGTCGGTTCAGATCTACACGATATGTCAAAATTAGTATTGGATATCTTAAGAGTACCAAAAAACTAGTTTTATCATTTGCCGGACGTATTACGGCACAGGAAGCCCCGTTAAATATCGATTATTGGCGGGGCTTTTCCATTTTGGCAATAAAATATTAATACTGATTAATGAACGTCGTGCTAAGGTATGTGAACACCTCCAAAAATAAGGTTTATATATGTCAGACAACACAACGAAATGGCTGTGTGTAGGTGGTGTTCTAAGTGGAGAATGGAGAGAGCAGCAATTAGATGCTTTTGATGTTGATCCTCATGATTTAAATACTCATAGTTATCAAGCTATGAAACTTATTAACCCTGTTACCAAGTTAGCACAGTATTTCTATGTATATATTGAACTACAAGAACATGCGTACGACCGGGCAATAAATTTTGCCTTATATAAAAATCAATAAAGATGAGAGAGCACTTAGGTGCTCTTTTTTATAGGGGTAAGTACAGGTTAAGTGGATACACAATTAAAAAAGCCCCTCATATCTGAGAGACTAGTCATATCAATTTTCTGGAATGGATGGCTACAATTTCTTAAATAACTAAACAAATTAAATTGATAAAAGTAATTAATAGTATAATAAATCAGTGCACTAATTTATTTTTTGATAGTAGCAAGGCCTTAAAAGCAACTTAACGCACTGCTAATAAGAAATTATTTGTTATTAGGATCAGGTTGATCATTATTCTCAGGCAAATCTTTTACAGTGCCAGGAACTTGCGGTGGTTGAGTTTCAGTAGGCGGCGTTACTGCCGAATGCTTGTTCATTTGAGCTTTAATGATATTAGCTTGGTTAGTTGTATTTTGTGAAAAACTTTTAAAACCTGACATTTTTATCTTCTTATCTTCAATAGGGAAAGTTCATAGTACGCTTTAAACACCTTTACATTGCGGTAGTTTTGAGACTTATATGTGTTGATATGTCCTGCAAATGAGCTTTATTTCGACGATATGTTTCATAAATAAAATCAATTATATATAACTTGTTGAGTTCTATCCTTTAAAATTCGGAATTATCCAATCTAAATTTCAAGTGGGGGTACATAAAACACACATATATAAATTTTCATCATGTTCTAGATGATTAAATTTAAAAAATTAATCTAAAATATTTGCCTACAAAATATTGATAGTATAAAAATTTCGTTAAGCATATTATGTCTGATTAAATTGGAGCATATTAATGCTAAAAGACATTACAATTATTGATTACCAAGGAAAAGAAATAAGAGCACAGGCAAACTATACAGAGGTAAATACTAATAGAATCAATCACTCAGCTAGATTTCAGAGAACCAAAGTTGAATATATTTTATTAAAAGGTGAATTGATTTACCCTACCTTAAATATGGTTTTCAACAGCTCCGATGGCAACAGCTACTATATAGATTACAAATGACTCACTTCGGTGGGTTTTTTAATGGGGTAGATTTTTGAAAAATGAAATAGGGAAAGATATGGTTGATTTTGCATCATCTATTTTACCAATAAGGTAGCTAAACAAAGGTTTTTTTAGAATATTGCTAAATACAGTAGAAAAAATTACCGCCCAGATAAAATTAAGTTGAAAGTAAATATTTCCTTTACTATCACTTTAACCGTAAATTTTACTGATAAGTTATCAAAACCATAGTTTTTTTAAGGGTATTTATAGTGTGCCTTACTAAACCAACACAATATTAACGTTCAAAACAAATTTTGTTTCTTTTCTTAACTCTAAATTTATCATAATTCCATAAAGAGCAGCTTTTTCAGAAGTTAGCTTAATAATTGTATAATTATAAGGAGAGATACGAATGCCTAGGTATTTAGCTATCGCAGATACTGTATATAAAAAAATAAAAAATGAGAACTTATTTACGGAAGACACGATTGAAAACTTGAACTGTCTTATTGGGTTGATACGTCAAGCTATCAAAGGAACTGAATTTCAACTAATACATAATTATATTAATTTTGAAGAGTGTCTTACAAAGCCACTAGCAGATTGTACCGTTAAAATAGATTTATCCCTTATGCCTAATTATAAAAATGGGGATGAGTTTATATTATGGTTAGCAGGATTTATTGAAAAAATTACGATAGGCGGAAAACCTAAACTTCCACCTATTTCTCAAATGATTCCTAAAGACTATGCATTTACAAAGGAAATTATTCCAGTATCTCCAACACCTGAAAAAGAAGAAAATGTAGAAATGATAATAAATTATTTTAAATCAGAAGATTACCTTAAAAAAACAAAAATATCTTCGTGAGAAGAATATAGAAGTATGCGTGAAGCTAACTTCTATATACTGCTGATATTCTAGCGACCGCCTATTGGGGCGGTTTTTTAGTTTATCTACGAGCCATCTTTCTTTTTAAATTTACTAAAAGTTTTCTTTAGAAAATTTAAATGTATTAAAATGTATTTTTAGTAATGTCAAGTTTATATATAACAAACACTTAAGTATAATTTTTGGTAAATTAAACTATACGATATTTACATAAGGTTGGGTCCACTTAACGCAATTAAACACTTTTCTGCAGATAATTTAAAAAAAAAGGAAATTTAAAGTGATGAATGAAAATGCAGAACTTATAAAGTACGTAGATGTCGCAGAAAGTGTATATGAACAGGTATACGAAAAAAATCAAATTTCTAATAATTTGGTTGTTAACTTAAACTGTTTAATGACTGAAATTACGAAACAAGCTGAAGAAAAAAAATTAAAGTTAAAATATTCTTCCATTGATTTTGAATATTGTTTGAGTATGCCTTTAGCAGATAGAGACGTAAAAGTCGATTTAAGTTTGATTCCTCATTTTGAGCATCGTGATGAATGTATTTTATGGTTAACGAACTTTATTGGAAAAATAAGTGTACCTCAAAAAATGAACCGCCAAAGGTTAAACACTCGTTAAAAGTTCTTATAAATTATATGAATAGGCCGTCTAAGACGGTTTTTTTTATGGAAAAATTATGGAAACAAGAGAGTATCTTCTCACAACTAATAAAAAGCCATTTAAGAAAAAACCTCGAAATAAACCGTTACCTAAAGCAACGCAAAAATATCTAGAGGCTGAAGAAACGTTATTCCAAGAATTAGAAGAACATCGAATTAGTTATAGACGAAAATTTCAATTTGAAACAACTAAGAATTGGCGGTTCGATTTTTATATTGTCAAGTTGAATCTATTAATAGAAATTGCTGGTAGTCCATGGTCTGTGGGTAGAGGTGGAAGGAAGATCGCAAATTCATTTAGTAAGTATGATCTAGCTCTAGATCGGGGTTATGTATTTGAGCGTCTTGAACCTCACCAAATTGAATCAGGTTATGCAATCAACTGGATTAAAAGTGAATTAGCGAGAATTGAAAATGGATCAGATCAGACCATTCCCTCCACAGGACTTACTAGATAAGGCGGATGAAGAAGAGGCTATTCGATTAGCTCCTGCAACTGATTTAATGAATTGGGTGATCACTAACTTTTTAACTATCGGTGGCCCACTGCATAATCCTGATCATGACCACATTGCTGAGCTCATCCATGATAATGAAGAGTTCTTGGCTTTTGCTTGGGCTTCCTCAGCTTGCATGGCTAAGAAACGTATGGTTTTAGGCCAATGCGAAAAAGTTATGTTTAATCAGGGTGGATGGAAAAAAGCTCGCCAAGAGCAGCAAATGCGTGATTGGTTTGGCTATGTTCCTGTGTACCTCATAACAATCGATGCAAGCTTTTGTGAAAAGGCTAACGATAGTGAGTTCTGCGCTTTGCTTGAGCATGAGCTTTACCACATAGGCGTAGAGCGAGACTCGGACGGCGAGATTATTTACAGTGATCATACTGGCCTACCTAAGCACTACTTAGCTGGGCACGATGTGGAAGAGTTTATCGGTGTTGTTAAGCGCTGGGGCGCAAATGAAAACGTTAAGCGATTAATTGAGGTCGCTAAAAATCCGCCGTTTGTTTCTGATTTAGATATTTCTAAATGTTGTGGGAACTGCGTAATTACATGAGCCATAAGGCTCTTTTTTTGGCTATTTAGGTTGACGTAGGTTGACAGGATTGAGGATATGGCGGCTCTAAAAAAAGAGGTAAAACTCTTTATAGTTCGCTCACTTGCCGTATTTAATACACCCACAGAAACTGCTGAGCTCGTCAACCAAGAATACGGGATAAAAGTTACTAAACAGCAGTGTGAGAAATACGACCCGACAAAACGGGCAGGCGAGAACTTGAGCGAAGAGTTAAGAAAAGATTTTGAAAAGACACGTGAAATGTTTTTGGGTAAACCAGAGGCAATCCCTATTGCGAATTTAGCTGTGCGTTTACAACGCTATGAAAGCCAATATCAAAAGCATAGTAGAAACCGTGTAGCAGCGCTAAGCATTCTTAAGCAGGCTGCGGAGGATATAGGCGGCAAGTATACAAATAAGACTGAAATTACAGGCGCTGGTGGTGGTCCATTACAAAGCGAAAATATTACCTATGTGACTGCTACCGATGAGCAGGTAAGGCAGGCGATAGATGAACTCGAGAACGAATATTGATCCTGTTAAAACCAAAGCTAAGCGGATCAAATGTGAGAAAGAACATTTATTTTTCACACGTGCTTTTTTCTTGCCACGTATGGGCTTTAAGTTTTCGGTTAATTGGCATCATGAATATATTGCCGACAAGATTGACGAGGTAATTGCGGCCAATGTTAAAAACTTAGTAATTAATGTTCCACCGGGTAGCGGTAAAACTGAATTACTTACAAACCTTATTGCCCGTGGTATTGCTCGAAATGCGCGATCACGCTTTCTATATCTGTCTTATTCGCAGTCACTTGTAGAGGATGTATCGGCAACAGCCAGAAATATTGTTAAGTCAGAAGACTTTCAAAGATTATGGCCAGTAAAGATTTCTACTAGTACGGATGCTAAGTCTAGCTGGAAAACAACAGTAGATGGTTATGACGCTGGTCATGTTTATTCTGCATCAATGGGTGGGCAGGTCACAGGTCGCCGTGCTGGCACATTAGCGGATGAAGGCTTTACCGGTGCGATTATTCTAGATGACCCGTTAAAACCTGAGGATGCATTTAGTCAGACCGCTAGACGTAAGGCGAACAGAAAGATATTAAACACGGTCAACTCACGTAAAGCTAAATCTGACACCCCAATTATTCTGATCATGCAGCGTTTACACGTTGAAGATCCGACTAACTTTGTGTTGACGGGTAATGTACCTGGTGAGTGGGAGCAGATCAGCATTCCCGCGCTAATCGATGATGAGTACATCAGTAAGTTGCCTGAAAAAATACAGAACAAAATTCCACGTAATGTTGAGCGAGATGCGAAAGGCCGTCAAAGTTATTGGCCATTAAAAGAATCATTGCAATCTTTATTGCAGCTTGAAAAGGGTGGACAAGATAAGGACGGCGCTACGGTATCGCGTTATACGTTTGCAAGCCAATATCAGCAAGCTCCTAAAAAGCTGGGTGGTGATCTTGTTAAATCTGAATGGTTCCCGCGATATTTGGAGTTACCTGTTCTTAAGTGGCGTGCAATATGGGCCGATACAGCTCAAAAGGTCAAGAAGCATAATGACTTTTCTGCGTTCATATGTGCTGGCCTTGGCTATGACAACAACCTTTACATCATTGATGTAAAGCGCGGCAAATGGGAAGCACCAGCCCTTTTAAAAGTAGCTAAGGACTTCATTAAAAAACACAAAGATGGCAATACCCAAATCGGCAAGCTTCGATATATGGCCGTAGAGGATAAGGCGAGTGGTACCGGATTAATTCAAACCATTGCTAAAGAAACAACATTACCTATTCGGGCTATTCAGCGTGGCGATGACAAGCTATCGAGGACTATGGATGTAATTCTTTATGTTGAAGACGGCCGAGTCTTATTACCAGCAGAAGCCCCATGGTTATTGAACTATGTAGAAGAAATTGAAGGGCTCTCCGCTGATTGGTCACATGACCATGATGACCAGTGGGACCCGACCATTGATGCAATTAATGATTCGATTGCAAGCAAGCCAACTGTATTTGATTAGAGGAAATTATGGCTGAAATTAAAAAGCCCGATGCAATTGGCGATGCAGGGGCGTATACAAACTTTGTCTCAAATATTGGTACCGACCGTGACAAGGCTTCACACGGTTCATTCGTTAAGAAAGTTATTCCTGATGAGCAATTAGAAGCGGTATATCAACATTGGTTAGCTAAACGCATCGTCAACCGCCCCGCAAGTGACATGCTCCGAGCTGGTTGGTTTTATGAAGGGATTCAGGATAACGATTTATTGAAGCTTAAAGAGGCTTGTAAAGCTTTTAACCTTGATGGGGTGCTCTTATCTAGTTTGGTTCTTTCTCGCTTATATGGCGTTTGCTACGTGCTTCTAGGAACCGTAGATGGAGGCAACTTAGATCAACCATTTGATTTACACAAGTTAGGTGTTGGTCGTTTAGAGTTTTTCACGGTACTTAAAAAAAAGCAGATTGAAGCCGATACTTCAAAATACTTACCACCAAAGGAAGCAGGTGGACTTTTAAAGCAACCTGAATTTTACAAGCTTAAGCTCGATGGAAAGTCTAACCAGCGGATCCACCACACTCGTTTAATAAAATTTGGTCATGCAGATGTAGTAAATGAAGAGCCTGTTAGTGTTTTACAGGAAGTTTATGAAGATCTACTTGATCATGCCGCCGTCAAGAAGGCAACTGCCAGCCTAGTCCATGAATCAAAAATTGATGTGATTAGAACACCTAACTTGGTCGATAAGATCAAAGAGGACATTGAACCGTACCGGGTTTGTCGGAGACTTTTTTATTTAAGTTAGGCCACCTGACCTAACGGATTAATCTTATCATAGTACATTGCT